CGTACCAAGGACATAGGTCGAGGCTGTTTAAACAAGCCTTCCGAGTTCGTCGAAGTGTGGCAGGACTGGATGCGCTGGGCCGACGTCGTGTTCATGGCCGACAACACCAAGTACCTGAAGGAGCTTGATGCGTGGCGTGAGCGCGGTGTGCGTATCATCGGCGCGTCCGTAGAGGCGTCGGCGTGGGAGCTTGACCGCAACGCGGGGCAGGCGATGATGAAGAAGTGCGGGCTCCAGATAGCGCAGCACAAAGAGTTCACCAAGTACGACGACGCGATCAACTACGTGAAGAAGGAAGGCCGCGCCTTTGTCTCGAAGCCGTGTGGCGACGAGCCCGACAAGAGCCTGACCTACGTCTCCAAATCTCCTGCCGACATGGTGTTCATGCTCCAGAGGTGGAAGGAACAGAAGCGCCACAAGGGATCGTTCATCCTTCAGGAGTGCGTCAAGGGGACCGAGATGGCGGTCGGAGGCTGGTTCGGCCCGCACGGGTTTAACCGAGGCTGGCACGAGAACTGGGAGTTCAAAAAGTTGATGGCGGGGGATACCGGCCCCGCTACCGGAGAGATGGGCACCGTAATCCAAGTGGTGCGCCAGTCCAAGCTAGCCGAGATGGTGCTTCGTCCTCTCATCAAAGAGCTTCACCGTATCGACTACGTGGGCTACGTCGATGTGAATTGCATCATCGACGACAAGGGCGTTCCGTGGCCGCTTGAGTTCACGATGCGGCCCGGCTGGCCCACATTCAATATCCAGATGGCGCTTATCGAAGGCGACGTGGCGCAGTGGCTTATGGACCTGGCTGACGGCACCGACGCACAACCTTTCACCGAGAACCAAGTGGCAGTCGGCGTCGTCATGGCGATACCCGACTTTCCTTTCAGCCTATTTACTCGTAAGTCCGTCACCGGGATACCCGTGTACAACGTCAAACCGTGGATGAAACAATGTCTACACCCGTGCGAACTAATGCAGGGAACAGCGCCTCACAACAAGGAGGGCTCCGTGGTCGACCTCCCCTGCCTGGTAACAGCGGGGGACTACGTGTTGGTAGCCTCTGGATTGGGGGAGACGGTGAGGACGGCGAGGGCGAAAGCCTATCGGATACTGAAGACTTTGGAGGTTCCGAACAGTCCTTTCTGGCGTCCGGATATCGGGGGTCGTCTGAAGGAGCAGCTTCCGGTGATTCAGAAGATGGGTTTCGCGAAGCGTTTGGTCTTTTAGACAAGCCCAAAGAGTTCGAGGAGCTTCTGACCGCGTCGTTCAGCTACGCCAAGGCGGTTATGGATATAGAACTCGACCCCGACCACAAGCACTTCGCGCGCATCCTCTCAGCCAAGCAGGCCATAACCTCGTCAATGTTCACTGCTTCGGTGCGGATTGACGCCGCTGGCCTGCGCAAGCAGACCAACGATCGCCTCGGAGAACTACTCGACCTTGTTAAAGCCGACCGAAAGAGTAGGACTTAAAGCAAGCCTGCGCGCTGTGCGATGAACGCGATCGCGGCCACACAGAGCAAGAGGATTATGAGCCCGGAGAACGGTGCAAACTGGGGCACCTGTTGGACGCCGAAGATGGCGATGCAGAGCAGCACGATTACAATGACAGCAAGTATAAGCATGGCAGTGTCCTTTAGCGCCTGAGATAGAGCGACCTTTCGGCCTGACGACGCCGTGTCAGTCCCGCAAGGATCATTCCGGCCTGGTGGTTCCAAAGAAGGAACTGGTCAGCCGTCGCTACGTAGTTACCTGCGTTGTGATCGCGCAGAAGCGTTGATATCGAAAGCGCGTGCGTTCCGATGTTGTAGGCCAGCGAGACGAGCGCATCGAACTGGTTCTCAGTCGTAGGGTGCCCCGTTATCAGTTGAGAGACCGACACCGCAAAGCGATTGAGATCCTGCACGAAGCGGGCATCGCACTGTGCCTGCGTCCACGTAAGACCAATGTGAATATCGGGGCCAGTGGAGCCCCAGCCGATCGTCGGCTTGTCCTTGGCTGTGGGCATGTAGGCGGTGAGACGGCATTGCTCGAAGCCCTGAATGAGCTTAATACCTTCAATGTCTGGCTGCATCATCATAGCTCTACCTTCAGGTCCATTATGGTGCAGTCACCACCGGGGTTCTCCAAGTCTTCGATCATTTCTATCATACCTTGGTCGATCGCGTAAGAGCGGCAGGCACGGTAGGCAAAGCTGGTCGCAGCGCCAGCCTCCTTCTCGTACTTGCTTCTGAACGCTAGGTACACCGCGTCGTCAGACACCGGATCTTTGAGCGGGGTACTCGTGTTTATCCGAGCCCAATCCTTTGCCTGTATGAAGTTCTCCCACCTCGGGGGCTGCGCTCCAGTGAAGGCTTTGCTCTGCGACGTCTCGACGTAGCAGGTCGTTATGTTGCGGTCGCGGCTGTCCTGCCCTGTGATCTTGGTTACGAGGGTGAACCCGCCGAGCTTGCGCGGTGCTTCTGAATCGCGCGCCTTGGTCAGCGACAGCGTGCGAACTTTCTTGCCCTTCTCGACCTCGATCTCCAACACATAGTCTGCGCTGGCCAAGAGCGCCGAGCCGCCGCGCACGCCTTCGCCGTTCTTGGGAGGGTGGTGCAGGACCATAACGAGCACGTCGAACTCGCGGGCCAGCTCCTCCAGTTTCTTCATCGCCTTGGCGCACTCGCTGTTGTTGTTCTCGTCGCCGACAAGGCCCGAGGCTGAGAGCGTGTCGAGAACGACTAAGGCCACCGGCACGTCAAAGCTCTTCAGCATCCGATCGCACTCGGCGTGGAGATCACTGCGCAGTGTCTCCCACGCGCTCCTGTCCGACAGCGCCCCTACAGGCGTCCCCGAGATAGGCAGACGACCTTTACCCTCTCCAAGTACCGAGAGGCGCGGGCCTAAGCTCCCTTGGCCTTCAGCGGCCAGAATTACAGTGCCTCCGCGTTCGTCGGGGTTCTCTCCAAACCAAGGGTCACCCGTCGCCAGCTTCTCGGCGATGTGCGTGGCCATGAACGTCTTGCCACTGCCCGGCAGGCCGGTGAGGATCGCGACGCCGGTAGCCGGAAGCATATGGTAGAAAAGCCATTGGCTATCCTTCTCCCATACCGCGCCGTGGCGTACCCATTTGCGTCCCTTCTCTTCGGGAGGTTCGATGTCGACGCCGGAGAACTGGGCAAGCGGATGGAGGTGGCCCGCCGACGACGTAGCGTAGAGGTAGGCGTTGGCGACTTTGGTTTCGAGTTCTTCGGGGGACCATGGAGGGTCACACCTTTCGTTCCACAGGTCGAGCATCAAGCAGTAGGCCGTCAGTTCTGCGCAGCCCAAGTCGCGTAGCTTGCACGCCACTTTGTAGGTGTGTTCGTCTCCGTTGGACCCCTCCACAGCGCCGTCTGCCGTCTGGAGATATGCTTCCGATACCTTCAGCGCGATCTCGTCGTCATCGCTGACCGTGAAGCCTTCGCGCTTCCTCTCTCTTGGCTCGCTGAGAAGCGCCAGGATGTGCGGCGGAGCATGGGCCAAGGGCGCGTCGTTGCTGAGAGTGTACGCGCCCTCAGGGATGATCGAGCCGGGAGCAATGACGTAGCCGTGGTGCGAGCGGGTGTCGATGCCTTCGCCGAGCTTGCCCGCAGTGTTGGCGACGTTAGGGGACCGATAATAATAGTGGAAGCCTCCAGTCGGGGTCTCGACCACCAGAGTGTTGAGCGGCATATCCAGTTCGAAGAAAGCCTTCAGCCCGTTTTTGCCGTTCTTCATGTCCACATCGACGACGAGCATGTTGCAGGTCGAAACGCCAATGTTCCAGTTGCCGTCAGCGAACAGCGCCTTGACCACTTCGGGATCACTGGATGCCGAGTTATAGAATTGTTTGTCGCGCGGGCGCTTGGTGCGTGGGACAAGGGGAAAAACGCGCAGACCGCGCGCAGCCCAAGCCAATGCGAGAGCGACCGACCCCCGAGGCGCAGCCATTACAGGGTGACGATTCGGTAGGTTCTGCGCTTCTCACCCAAGACAATGCGCTTTCGCATCGGCTGTAGCTTACGGTTGATCGACGCGAAGGGCCACGACAAGGCCTGTTGTTTCTTCCACGTCTTGATCTCTTTGCCCTCGCCTTTTGTGTAGGCGAAATAGAGATCGTCGATTAGCGCGTCTCTCCCGTCACTCGGAAACGTACCGACCAGCGAGGTCTCTCGCGGGGTAAATACTGAACTACTTGTCATATCGAGGCCCTTCCCAACCTTTGACGGCTACCGGAAGGCCCGTGGCCCACGCAGGTACGACCGACATGATACGTTCGAACTCTTCACGACTGCCCTTGCCTATCGGCATTTCGGATATGTTCTCGTCGTGGATGGTTAGTACCAAGGGGTAGCCTGCCGCTTCGAGCGCCAGCATCCCTTCCACTAGGACGTCACGCGCGACCGCCTGCACGATGTTCTCGCACTGAAGGCCACCGTATAGCCGGTGCTTGCCCCATTTCTTTGTCACGCTGTCCACGCCGTCGAACTCGACACCGGGGCGAGCGCTGAGGGTTTCGGTCTTCTCGCTCCAGACAATGCGAGGCGCGGCGTAAGCGAGCGTCCGACCTGACGGCAACAGACACCACAGGAAGCCGTGCGCAACGCGATAGGCTACGCGGTTGTACAGGCACCGGATCGTAAGTCCCGGATGCGTTACCGCTTCGATCGCGGCGTCCTGAAGCTCCCACCACGACGCGGTGATTTTAGGGTGCGCTTCTCGCCACGCTTTCTTAAGCTGTTCGCCTCTTTCCTCGCCGACGCTGACGCCATAATTAGCGCCCATCTTTTCAAACGCTCGCCATCCGCCCTGGAAACCCATAGAAAGTTCCATGACTTTGCCAATCTGACGCTGCGGCTTCGTGACGCTACTAACGGGAATATCGAACGCCTTGGCGTAGGCCAGAACATAGAGGTCGGTCCCGGCACCACGATCATAAGCATCGAACGCTTCAGTCTTCCAGTCCTCCCCCGCAAGCCACGCATTAACTCGCCCTTCGATGTTGGCATAATCGGCTCCTATCAATCTGTGTCCGGGCTTGGCTATGATCATCGAGCGCAGGCACTTGGACAAGAGGGCCATCGGCTCGCCGAGGAAGAGCGCGATCGCGTCGCAAGCCTCTGCCCCGGTGTTGGTGTTGCGTAACAGCTTCAGCGTAGCCGTGACGTTCTCGCCGTCGTCGATGCGAGGGAAGTTGTGCGGCTGCACCCCTGCCCCCGCCCACCGTCCGGTCGAAGCGCCATGGTAGCGCAGCGATCCGCGCACGCGGCCATCGCGGCACACGCTGTTGACGATTGACTGGAACTTGGCGGTCGACGACTTGGCCGCAGCGCGGCGCAACTGGATTGCTTGCGAGGCTTCGGGGTCGTCGAGCAACTGCGCGCGAAGGATGATCTCGGTGATATCGCCTTTGGCAACCGATTCACAAGTAACGCCCCGAGCGTTCAACCACGCGACGAGCTTGGCGACTTCGGTACACTTGGCTACGAGGCCCTGCGTAAGCTCGGACATTTTCTTGTCGGCTCGGTTCTTGGCCACGGTGACGGCATCGAGCGCAAGCTGACACATAGGTATATCTACGTAAACGCCGCGTTCGTTGATCCTCTGGTCCATCAACCACACTTCGCGCTCCTTGGCCGAGAGCTTGGGGACGATACGGTCGATCGCGCGCTCGGTCTCGACGTCCTGCACGCAGTACGCGGTAAGCGCTTCGATCTGCGCGGGCGTCTCGTGCCATACGGCAGTGCCATCTTCGAGGTAGCCGCGCGGCTTGCACATCTTTAGCATGAGAGCGCGACCGGCGCGGTCCTTGGCCACAGGAGCCTTCAGCGCCAAGCCTAACTGATCGAGCGATTGGGGAAGCGCCATCGCG